TTAATTGGTGTAATGGATATTGATTTGACAGTTTGCCGGAATATACGCGTCAAGCCGCTCCTCAAGCATCAGTTTTGTGCCGCTGTCAAGCTGATCGTTTACGGTCAGGGTGATTCTGGAATGTTGGTACACCTCTGTGTATGTAAAATCCTGCACTCCGCAGCTGCGCACAAACGCTTCAAAGCCCGACGGAGTATTGTCAATTCCGGTGATATAACCCGCGGTTTCAAGCAGCTCGCGTCTTTTTTCAAGCGTCAAATTAGATTTTTCCTTGCAGATGAATTTTTCGCGCTCGCTTATTCCCCAGCTCTGTGCGGTAGCTATGAACATCTCGCGCAGAACCTCGTCCATGTATTCGTAAAACGCGTCGATTTCCTCCGCTATAACGCTAAGCTCAACGCCGATCTCACTGTGCTCCGTAATATTGTACAGTCTGAGCGGAGCAAGCTTGCTCACCATCGATTGGTAGCCCGTCATCATATCACCTCAATTACCGTTTCACCGCTGACAAAATACTGCGAACCGGGAACTATCGCGTTTGTCATTGACATATCAAACTCGTAGTTTTCAATGCAGCCGGTTTCAAGCAAATACTTTCCGAGGCTGCTCAGATACAGCTTGCCGCCCATAGGGATCGTGCTCAGATATTCCTCAAACGCCTGAGTAATAAGTTCTGTGACATCGTTCTGAGTGTAGCCTGCTTTGGCTTTTACCGTAACGTTTAAATTATACGGACTCTTTACCGCGGCAAAAACCTGAACGTCAAGGTTTATTTCACGCTTGCTCTGAATAACCTGAGCAACCTCGTCAACGACCGCCTGACTGATATCGTCCTCGTTTCCGCTGACATAGACGTTAATTGTACCGGCGCCGCGCGCAAAGCTGACAACACCAACCTTTTTAACGCCGTCAACCGTCTTTGCAAGCTGCTGATAATACGCCTTGTTCATGCCGTTGGGCACGCAGTAATATGTATCCTTAATGCGTTCACGCAGCGAGCTGTCGGTTTCAGTGTCCGCGCCGCCGACAAAGCGGCTGTTATTTCTGATTTGAACGATTTCCGCCGGGACGCTTACCGGCAAAAAATTGATACCTGCCAGAATATTCCCCGCAAAGCCTGCCACCTCAGCCTCGGCGTTAACGGAAACGGACATTGTCATAAGCGGCAGCACCGCGTCCTCTGTTGTATAAAACCTCAGGGGATTGCTTCCGGGAGTAACAACAACCGTACCGCGCGGAATCAGGATCGGGTCTGAGCTTGCCTCCTCAACGCTGAACGTCAGAACGCCCTTAGCCTTTGTTGCCTGACGGCGCTCAATACCTCTTTCACGGGCGATATAGTCAAGATACTCACCACTTGCCGAGGACGCGAACATCTGCCTTTTCAGCCATTCAAGGCTTGAATACGCGTTGAAAATTTCGCCTGCCATAACCTTCATTCTGACCGCTATTTCCGAGGCTTCGTCAAAATTATTGCCGCTGCTCTCGATGTAGTTGTTTTTCATTCTTTCGTAAATTTGATTATAGGTCTCCGTAAAAATGCACCTCTCTTTCAACGATTCCGCCGTCTGTTTCAATGCCCAGTCTTAAAGTCTCGCCGCATTCAAGCACCCTGACATAGCCCTCGTCATATTCCGACAGAGCTTCGTTTATCACCATCTCAGCGTCGCGCGCGCTCATTGTGCCGATGTAATCCGAGCCAAGCTCCCTGTCGTAAACGAACCTGCCCCTCTGAGCCGCCGCGCAGATCAATACGCGCTGGATCCTTGCTTCTTCGCCGTCAATGATTACCGCCGCGTCGGTTTCATCAAGCTTAATATCTCCGTTTTCAAGCATTACGTCATTCACGCGCGAACACCTGCCCGTTAATAACGACGTCGCCGTTATTTTTCAGAATAATCGACGCGCCGCCCTGTGAAAACAGAGCCAGCTCGCCCACCTCGATATTTTGGGAATTATCGGTAACTCCGAGCGCGACCTCGCCGTCCTCAAGCGGAAGCACAACCGCGCTTCGGCCGTCGGGAGGGGTGCTGACGATCCCGTAGGGCAGACACTGCGCAAGTCTTTTGTGTTCGCCCGAAGCGTTGACTGCCGTGCCCTCAACGCCGGTGCTGACGCTTCCCTTTACCGCGCTCGGCTTTTTTATAGAATTATTTGTTATGTAGCTCATGAGCCACATCACGACCACTCCTTTTCCAATGTAATCAGCGAAACCGCGCCGTTTTTATCCTCGCTGAATTTAACGCCCCTGACGCATAGTCCGCCGAGCGTTCCGAGCGCGCTGTCATAAACCTTCGCGCGCTTTCCCAACAGACCGATGTGACAGCCAAAGCACTGAAGCTGTAGCACATACGACTTTCGGTTGCCGTACTCAATCATTTTGTAAGCCGTTTCAGAGCTTCGGTTGTCGGCGGAGATATCAACATATCTTTGCTTTATGACCGAGGCGCAGTCGGGATTTGAGTTCAATACAACGGAACGGTACCCTCTGTTTTTGGCGGTTTTTACCCTGACCTCGGACACAAGCGTGTACGGGTTGCGCCTTTCGGTAAGCGAGAAATAGCCTGTTTTGCCGTCTCCGTCGCCGAAAGACACGGTTTCGTCCTTGGGCAAGCCCTGAAAATATGCCGTGCCTGAAGCCGTTATTTTTGGCATACAGCCGTATTCAAGCATGCAGAACCACTCAACTACCTGCCAGTGCGACATACCCTTGTTAATCCTCAGTCTGCCGTTCAGCGCATTTTTTCCGCCGTCCGCAAGCGAAATATCAAACGGCTGCAGATGGCGGCGGTACATCAGCTCCACGGAGGGGTTGTTGTAGTCGAGCGGCTCCGCCTCGTTGTCGAGCAGCAGAGCCGCCATGCTTCTTGCGCAGATTTTCATTGTTTCCGCGCCGCCTTTTCTTTCGCTGATGACGCTGTCTATTATTCCGCGAAATACCGTTTGTCCGTTGTACTCCGCCGAAATTCGATAAGCGTTAACGGCGGTTTCCCTGCTGTATTCGGCAATGATCCTGAGACTGTCTGCAGGCACCGAAATATCGCAGTCGGTGACCGCCGAAAATATTCCTTTCAGCTCATGGCGAGAGCCGTCCTTATACACCGCGTAATATCTCAGCACAGCCTGACCGCCTTTCCCGCGATCACCTCGTCGGGTCGCCTGAATTCGGGATTGAGCTCAAGCATGGTTTCAATTGCCACCCTGAATTTATACGACACGTCCCACAAACACTCGCCGTCGGCAAGCGCGTACATAACAGGCTTGTCCGCGTGCTTTTTCTCCATGACCTCGCGGAATACAAACTCGTATTCAAGCAGGTCGGGCTTTGGCGCGGCTGTGATTTTAAGGCTTTCAAAAACCGCGTACACGGGGCTGAGCTTTGCTATGCTCAATATTCCGCTTCCGCCCTCACGGAACAGCTCAAACAGCCTTTGGAACTGCTCAAGGCAGTCCTCTCCGAAAAGCTCGCCCTTACCCTTAATTCTCAGGTTTTTTCTGCCTGTGCTCTGAATGTACGAGCCGCCGCCCGGAGAGCCTTTTTCGCTTATGTATTTGTCGCAGGTAAAGCTGAGCTCGCGCGGATTGTGGTGCCAGCTTACACCCTTGAATCTCATGTTCGCAAGCTTCAACTAAACGACCTCCTCTTCCTCGCTGAGCCTTCTGCTGTAGCGCATGCTTTCCTGTTCAAGCAGCTCGCTAAGGCTTTCAACGTCGTAAAAGTCCGTTGTATCAAAGCCGTAATTTTCATCATTCATTTTCAACACTCCTTCTGCGCGCTTCAATTGTCACTGTGTGAAGCGCCGCGCCGTCGGGCGGGATTTTGACCGAGATACTCTCAGTCGAGCACTCACCAAAGCTCACCGACGTATTTCCGCAGCTTATTTGTACCGATTCAAGCTCTACGCCCTCAAGCGGCGCAAGACTGCCGCTTTCAAGCGTGAGCTTGATTTTATACACCGTGTTTTTCTGCTCCGCGACGGGGATATCGCTGAGGTATTCCTCAATTTTTTTGACAGTGCTTTTGTCCGCGATTTCAGCCGAGTGAACTCCGCCGAGAATTTCGCCGTTGACTCTTATTTTGACCTCACTGCCCTTTACAAAATCAAACGGCATGCTACACCGCCTCTCCGCTTGCGCAAAATTCAAGCTTACAGCTCACCGTTCGGTACACAGCGTCGGAGTTTGGGTCAAAGCCGATTGCCGACGCGGTGACCGAGCTGATGTTCAGCTCATTTTTGGATTCGCTGAGCGTGCTGATTATCTCGCCTGCAAGCTCCGACAAACCGCTGCCGTTTTCCTCAGCCGGAGCGAACAACCTGATTTCAACACCGGCTGAATAGACCTCTCCCCTAATCGATGACGACATATAGCCGCCAACATAGCTTTTGCTGAGCTTTACGTCGGTGATGCACACGGCGGCAAGCCAGCCGTCAATAGGGCTTTCAAGCTGATTTGAGCTGTATTCCCTGACAAAGCGAATTCCTGAAAGCGCACTGTTTTCCTTTAAGCGCGCAACGATTCTGTCAACCTCTGCCTTGATCCGATTCATAATCATCCTCCGCTCTTTCGCCAAACGGCGTGAGGATCGCCCACTCATAAAGCGGAAAATCCTTGATGTAATAGGTTTCGCTCCTTTTAACAATATATTTATTGCCGTGAGTTTCTATTACAGATTTATTCTCGACCAGCCTGTGATTTGCGCTACCGATATACAGATATTTTTCACGCCTGTTCCTGCCGAGAACATGATACTGCCCTCCGATATAAATGCGGTTGCGGTAACGCAGAGGCTCAACGAACGCGCTTGTGTTCACGGTGTCGCCGTTGTGCTCAATTTTGACCTTTGAACCGTATCTTTTGATTGTCTCGCCAACCGAATTAAATATGCTCATTAAATCACCCTGCCAAACAAGAATTCATCGCCGCGTATTAAATCGCCCGATTCAGCCAGCAGACCTTTCCACAATTCCTCCGCTTTTCTGCCCTGAGGGGCGGACGAGGTGATGTGTACCTCGCCCGCCGTAAAGGCTGAAACGTTGTTTTCATTGCACTTGCAGTAGGTTTTGTAGGCGTAAGCCGCCGTAAGCAGCTCAATACGCTTCTGCTGTGAAGCGTCGGGGTTTTCAATCAGCAGCCTGCGGTTTATGTATTCACCGGCGTCATCGATTATTGTTCGCCATGAAGCTGCCTCACTTTTTTCGATTCCGCAAAGCAGGGCAAAGCGTTCCATAACATTTGCAATGTTCAAACAACCGCCTCCGTCATCAGGAAAGTGTTTTTGCTGCTTCTGTAAAGATTTTGGCAAAGCCCGCTGTGCAGGTGATTGCCGCGCGTTCGAGCTGACGGTCGATGAGCTTGTCGTAATCGGTTACAACGCCGCCTGCCTGAACCATTTCAAGCGCGCAGTTTTTGTCAAGACCGATAACCTTGCCGCTTGTCATTTCGGGAGCGTGAAGCAGTGACGCGCCGAGGGGAGTCACCATTTTGCCCGTGCCCTGGAAGTCAAGGCCTGCCTTTGCGTCCTGCATCTGGGTGAGCGCGAGGATTTTCTGCATTTCGGCTGTGGGCGCGAGGATAGTGTTGAGCTCATAGGGGCTCATGTTTGCCCAGAGCTTTACAAGGTCGTCGTAGGTGATCGTACCCGATGTTGCAACAGCCACATTGTCGGCGGCGTTGTTGTTGCCGTCGCCGTTGAGGAGCACGTCGATTGCGTCCTTGAGCTGCGCTCTGGCGATATACGCGCCGATCTGATTAAGAGTTACCGTGAACAGATCAAGACGCTGGAAGCGCAGAGCCTCGTAGGAAGCCACGAGCATTCTGCCGCGCTTGTGGAGCTTAACAAGGTTTTCTCTTGTCTTTACGGTCGTCTGAGGGATATACGCGCCCTCTGAAACCATCTTGAGGCTCTTATCGTCCTCTGAGGGAGCGGAAACGATGCTTCTGTAATCCATGCCCTCGATATCGGTGACGGTCGCCACAAGGTTGGGAAGAATATCAGCGCGCTCCATGCCCTGAAATACCGCTCTGCTCACATACTCGGGAAAGAGCGCCGCGGAGTTTGAGGTCTGGAAGAACTTTTCAACGCAGTCGCTGCCTCTGCCGCTCACCCTGATATCGTAGCGCTTGAGCTGTCTTGAAAACGCGTCAAGGCCTTCAAGCGAGGTGCCAACGTAGTTTTCGGACGGGTCAAGAGCCTCAAGCGCGCCCGTAAGGCCGCCCTTACCCTGATACATTCCTTTTTCAATAGTAATATTCTCAAAATTAGCCATATTATTACCTCCGTTAATTAAAGAATTACTCCGACTTCTGTTGCGGTTGAATTTACCACCAGAAGCTCTCTGCCGTTTTCATTTACGGCAGCCTTGCCTGCCGCTGTTGCGGCGAGCTTTTTGTAGCCGACTGCAATCTTTGAGGTTGCGCCGAACACGGCGTAGCCGGCAATCTGAACAGCCGCGTAGCCGTTGCGTACTCCTACGCAGATTCCGCAGAACGGCTCGTTTGCGCCGCACTTTGCCACGGTACCGTCCGCGCTTACCTTTACGGGGATCCCCGCCTCGGTAACCGATGAGTCGGCAATAAAGGTCAATACATTTTCTCCTGCACCGTTAAAATTTACATTCATATTCAAATACCTCCGTTAAATTGTAAACTGACCGTTTGAAACGGTTTTTTTGCTTTTGGCGTAAAGCTGTGGAACGGGCGCGAAGCTTTCGTCAAGCTTCTTTTCATACGCGTTTTTGAACTCGCAGAGCTGAGCCACGTTCATTGTTTTTGCCAAAGCCTCCATTGTATCGCGCGAGATTTCGGGCTGTACCGCCGCGGAAAGTCTGAGCACCTCGCTGGTAAGACTGTCGCGGTAATATACGCCGTCCTTTGCGCTCTGCTTCAGAGTTTCGATGTAGCCCATAAGCTTTTCGCACTCGCCTCCGCTCAGTGTAACCGTGCGGTTTTCGCCGAGCTTTTTCATAATACCTTCCATATTTACTTCCTTTCCGTAAACTGACTTTACAACGCCCGCCTCCTTTTGGGCAGGCACTGCCACAAAGCTGAATTCGTAAGCGTCATACGGGGCGATAAGCTCGCCGCAGCAGAGCTTGCCCGAGTAGGTCTCGCCCTTTTTGTGGGTGCAAACCGCGATATCCTCGCCGCATACGCTGCATTTTACACTTTTTACCGCGCAGCCTACGCTCACCTCGCGCAGTATTCCGCTGTCAATGTCAAGAATCAGCTTTTCATTTTCGGGACATCTGGGCATATATGCCCTTGCCTTTAGTCTGAAATAGTCGTCGCCTGTCGCGGTTTTTCTGCCCTCAACCGCTTCAACGCCGCACCGAAAGATGCGCGCGGTCTGATTTTTTGCCGTGGGATCATGGTCAAAAATGCCCGTCTTTCCCACAAAAAGCTTTTCAAGGGCAAACAGCGACTCAACGGTAAAACGCTCTCCGTCACGGTCAACGTCGTTGTCGCACAGCGTTACCGAAAAGACGTACACGTCCTGTGCGCCGAGCGGCTTTCGGGTGTAGGCGTTAATGAGCTCAAGCTCATTTTCGCTCACAGCTCCGCTGTCACCCTCCGCCGCGTCTACCGACGCGCTTTTTGTTACCTGATTGTCAGTCATCATCTACCTCCCAACCGATTTCCTTTTCAATCTGCATTGCGCGGGCGTTGTTCAGCCGTGCCTGTGAAAGCTCGACCGTATCCTGAAGATTAATGTCGTCCCAGACAACGCGAACGCCGCATGTATAGCCGTTAAGCCGCAAATGCAGACCTACTATTTTTCTTATTGCGGGCTCAACTGCCGCGCGGTAATATTCGAGCTCGCTCGTCAGAATATCCGCCTGCTGCTCGCTCATTCGCTCGGTGCTCGACCATGAGATACCAAGCAGGAACGGCGGTATTCCGAGCTTGCTGAGAATCTGTTCAAGCACAGCTCTGAGCGGAACCTCGCAGTCGGGGATTTCCGCGTCCGCGCCGATTGCCTTTATGCTTACGTTTCCAACCGAAACAAAGTCGCAAACGCTGTCGCTGCGTATTGCCTTTTTCCATTCGTCCGCAATCTGACGCGCGCTTTCCTCGCTGAAGGTTTCACCGTCGTCGGGATTGTAGGTGACGGCAAATCTGACGTCGCCCACGCGCTCCCAGTTGTTCTTGACCGAGCCGAATATTTTGAGCAGGACCTCGCTCATGAACGGCAGTCCGCTGATGAGCGACTTGCCTCTTACCATGCCGGGCTTCTGATTGAGCAGTGAGCAAATCACCAAGCTCTGATTTTTTACGGGCTTGACGCCGTCGCTGTCGTTTAAGTAAACCACAGGCGAGAGCGGAGAGCCGCCCGACCTGATTTCAACATCGTTCAGGCTGGCGTTATATACCGCCGCAACTCCTGTTCGTCCGCGGTCCAAAATCATCTCGCCCACAGCCTCGCCGTAGGTCAGCAGGCTGTCAAGATAGCTGTAGGCAAAGCTGTTAAGACCGAGCGCGGTGCCGTTTGACTGCACGTTTTTCACGAATTCATTTGCGATATGGCTGCTGTCGCGGTTGTCTGTTTCAACCTTGAAGCTGCCTATAAGTCTGATTATTTTTTCAACGGCGGCGTCGATTATAGGCACAGCCTCTCTCATTGACTCATACAGCGCGCGCTCCGCCCTGCTCTGGTACTCGGTTGCCGCCGCTCCCAAAAAGCCGACCTGCTGCTTGTTTTTAGGCACTGTCTGCACAAGCGGTTTTGAGGTACCGCCGCGCTTTTTTCTGCCAAACATACACTTCCTCCTATCTGTCGGCGGCAATCGCTATTGCGCCCCTGCCGCCGTCCATTGCTGTTGTAACAAAATATCGGATATCGTCCATGGCGTGGTCGTTTTCCTTTACGGGAGCGTCCTCGCGCCTTGCGCTGTCCCACTTGTAGAGCGAGAATTCACGCCGAGCCGCGCGGCAGTTTTCACAGATTTTTATACTGCCGTCCTTTAGTGCCTGAGATACCCTGCGTATTCCGTTTACAACGCTGTTGTTCGCGGGCTTTACGGCAAACCGCCTGTGACGTCTGATCACCTCAATAAAGCTTGCCGCCGAGGGATCGGCAACGAGAACACTCACCTTTTTGTCACCCGCAAGATCGCATATCGCGTTGTAGTGCTCCTCGTCCGTGCGCTGAAATCCCTCCTTGCGCGAATCAAAGTAGTATTCGTCAAGCCTGTACCATACGCCGTCTTGTCTGCCCCAAAGCCCTGCGGAGGTAGGATTTACTGTTCCGTAGTCGCACGAAATCACATATCGGTCAAACTTACCGTCGGGCTTTTTGCAGTACATATCCTCGCGCGCCATAAACGGATAAACCGCGCCGTATACCGCTACCCATTTTCCGAGCACGAACCGCTCGTAGAAAACTCCCGAGTACAGCCGCTCGTATCTGCGCCTGACTTTGTCGCTGAGCGAGGGGTTATCATCCATCATGAAGTGAAGATGAAGCGCGTTTTTCCGCTCTGCGTTTTTTATCCACTCGGTGTAGAACCAGTGCTCGGGGTGCTCGGGATTGCAGTTGAACCAGAACCGCGAGCCCTGAACCGAGCAGCGCGCCATTGCCTGCCTGTTCAACAAAGGAGCGCGGCATCAACGCGACCTCGTCAAAGAGCACGCCTGCAAGCGTCATGCCCTGAATAAGCGACGCGGAGCCTTCGTCCTTGCCGCCGAAAAGATAAAACCTGTTTGTAACGCCGCCGTAGCTGACGGTAAGGATGTTGCGGCTCAGCCTGTCCTCGCAGTGAAAGCCGAGAGAGCTGAGAAGCGGCAAAACAGGAGTGACCATATTGCGCCTTAAAGAGCTGATTGTTTTGCCGCACAGCGCGAAATCCGCGTCCTTAAAGGCGTAAAAACTCCAGATTATGTAGCTGAGCGACATACAAAAGGTTTTGCCGCTCCTGACCGCTCCGTCGCAGATTATCGCGTCCTTTTGGGTGTCGGGAGAATTTTGGTGCCACCAGCTCATAACCCTAAGCTGCTTTGGCGAAAATGCTTTAAGACTGTTCAATTTCGCTCACAGCCTTTGCGCCCTGACCGATCGCGTCAAACAGATTGCTGACGCCTGCGTCCGCTTCACTTTTGCTTTCAAGCTTTTCAAGCGCTTTGAGCCTGTCAAAGAACTTGATTTCCAACATTCCGTCCTTTGGCTTTTTTATTTCGGAAATCATGAACAAGTCCATAGCCTTTAGCTGCTCAGCGGTAGGGCGCTCAATATAGAGCAGCGAAACCGCGTCGGAAATATTGCCGAACGCCAAGCGCTGATAACCGAGCGAGGCGAGCCGCGCAAACATTTTTTCACGCTGTTCGGTAAGTCTTGAAATCTCGTCAAGGATTTCGGGACACGCCAT